GTCGGTGGGCTGGCTTGTGATTGACGCGGAAAACGGAACTGTGGCGATCCCCGGATGGGAGCGTCGGTTCTCGCAGGCCGCTAAATCACGGGCTCTGTCCAGCGTCCGGCACCAGGTCGACAAGGCCCGGGGCGCCGAGCGCCCCCAGTCGGGGCGCGTGGCGCCCCCAGCCGGTGCGCCGAGCGCCCTAGAGAGAAGAGATAGAGGAGATAGAAATTCTTCTTCTTCCCCGGGAAGTGCTGCGCAAGGGCCGGAGCAGCCGGCAGGCTGGGAGACGCTGCGCAAGGCGTGGGCGGCTGGCACAGGGAGGCCGTGGAAGCTGCCATCTGCCCCCGAGAAGGTGGCCGAGCGGCTGGCCGAGGAGGGCTGGTTTGAGAAGGCCCTGGCGGCCATCCAAGAGCTGCCTCGGTGCAAATACTTTCGCGACCCCGTGACGCTGCCGCAGCTCGTGGCGAAAGGGTTCGTCGACAAAGTGCTGGGCGGGCAGTTCGACAACCCACGCGATCAGCGACCGGCTGGCGGCTACCGCGGCCAGGACGACAAGCCGCCGGCCGAGGGATGGAAAGGCAAGGACGCCGACGACCTGGAGTACACGCGTCGCAAGATGATCGAGCATCTACGACAGGAGGTCACGCAGTGACAGGACCACAGGCCAAGATTCTGAGCTTCATCATCGACTGGGTCGCCGCCCGTGGCTTCCCGCCGACGGTACGCGAGATTTCCAAGGCGTTCGGCTGGACGACCACAGCCAACGTCCAGCAGCACATCGAGCGTATGCAGCGGGACGGGCTCGTCACGCGTCAGGCCGGGATGGCCAGGACGCTACAGGCTACGCCAGCCGGCCTTGAGCAGCTTGAGGAGCTGCGGCAGACAGCGTGACAAAACGTCGGCTCAAAAGGGAGGGGGGGTACTTTTTGTCACAAACTTTTACAGAAAAACTGGGAATGTCGCTCATGGACGAAAAAGACAACGCGATGCTGGAACGTGGCGCCGCCAACGACATTGTGCGTCTGCGGTGGCGTCTGACGATCAGCGAAAACATCATCGCGCGGTTGGTGGCTGAGAACGAGCGGCTGAGGAACGATGCGACGTGCCCGCACGTTCGCGGAACGGTGACGCAGTATTGCAGCTTGAACTTAACGCTCACCGACGAGGAGCGGGGGGCGATTGATGCTGCAAGCAAACTGCTTGCCATTGACGGCTACCAGACGATCGCCGCCACGCTCCGCTCGCTGCTGGAGCGACTGAAATGAATCGCGGCGTGTGCCGTAGGTGCGGCGGCCGATGGACTCGGTGCTGGTGGTGCCAAGCGGCCGCCATCCGAAAACTGCTAGCGAGGCTGCAATGAGCTCTACCATGATCCTGTGCGTCGGCTTCGTCTACCTCATGGTCGGCGTCGACCAGTTCCGTAAGGGCGATCCCGGTATGGCGCTGGCGTGGCTTGGTTACGCCCTGGCGAACGTCGGTCTGGCGTGGAACGCCCGGTAGACTCGTTGACGATAATCTGCACGATTGTTCACGTCTCAAGGAGGAGACGATGGAGATCGTGCTTGAGGTGCCAGGCCAGCCCGTGCCGCAGCCGCGTGCCCGCGTGACAACACGTGGCGGCCACGGCCACGCATACACGCCGAAGACGCACCGCATACACACGTATAGGCAAGCCGTCGAGCTCGTGGCACGAGCGTCCGGCAAGACGATGCCACGTGTGCCGACTGTGCTGTCGATCATCGCGGTGTTTGAGCGTCCCAAATCGCACTGGCGAAAAAACGACCTCAGCCCCAAGGCGCCAATGTGGCCAAACGCTGACGGCGACAACATCCAGAAGGGCGTGGCCGATGCCCTCAAAGACTGCGGCTTCTTGTTCAACGACGATCAGGTCGTCGACTGGCATTGCCGCAAGCGATTCGCAGCTCGCAACGAGCAGCCCCGCACGATCATCACGATCCGAGAGGACGCGTAATGGTCTGCCGCAAGAAGTTCCTCACGCCCGAGCAGGAGGCTGCCGTCCGCAAGACCTACGCGAGGGGCGGCACGAGCGCCGAGATGGCGTTCGTTGCTGGCGTATGTACGTCGCTCATCTACGCCCGGCTCAAGGATCAGATAGCAGACCTGCGTCGCGGTCAGGGGCGCGGCGGGCGACGCGGCGGACAGGTAGATCCCACGCCAGAAGAGATTGCCATCAGGAGGGCCGAGTGCGATCAGCGTCGCCTGCTGCTCATGCGGCCGAAGTTCCACGACCCACACAATCTCGATTGAATACACGTATGCCAGACGCAATTCCACGTTGGAGACCACCGCACCAGCGCGGCATGAAGCCGCAGAAGGAGCGAGCGCACTACCTGTCGGCGGATTGGACTGCGAAGCGTCAACGGATTCTTGTGCGCGACGCGTTCACGTGCAGGACCTGCCACGAAGTGTGCTACGGCAAAGACGCTCACGTCGATCACATCCTGCCGCTCGAGGACGGTGGCACAGATGCTGACACAAACCTTCAGGTTCTGTGCAGCTCGTGCCACGGAAGGAAGACGCGTAACGAGCAGCGACGGAAGGGCTACGCGTGATGGACGACGGGTGGGGGTGGGTCTGTTTGACAAAACCACGATCGACGGAAAGCCCCATGCCCACTTCGCTCGAATTTCCGACCAACTAAGCCGAAATCCGAGGTAAGTATGGGCCGCAGAGGCCGCCATCCTGATCCCAACAGCAAGCGATCACAGGCCGCTGTGGCCCGCGTCGCGGCCATCGGCAAGTCTCTGCCCGTGTCCACAAACAAGCCGTCAGGCAGCACGCCAAAGGCCCCGAAGGACGTCGCGGCCCGGCCGGTAGCTGCTGCCTACTGGAAGGCCCACGCGGACAGCCTGGCGGGCTCTGGCCGGCTGCGCTCTGACAACGTCGAGGGCCTCGCCCTGCTCTCTCACCTCTACGCCGACTGCCGCGAGCTCGCGGAGCAGCTCGCCGCCGAGGGCTGGATGACCAGCACCGACAAAGGCCAGCAGGCAAACCCGGTGGCGCGGCTGCTGCGAGACGCTCGCCGCGACTTCGTCAGCCTGGCCCGCGAGTACGGCCTGACGCCGGCGGCAGAGACCCGATTCCCGCCGGAGGCCACAGAGCATGGCGAAGAAGACGCCGAAGAGGCCGCGCTCAGAGCCTTCTGCGGCTGAGCCAGGATCCGACCGGCCAGAGTACGTGCCTGGCTACACGTGGGACGCCAAGTCTGCTGCGAAGCCTGCGGAGTTCATCGAAAGCCTCTGCCGCATTCCCAGCCAGGACGGTGGCGATCCGCAGCCGGTGACGATCATCCCGTGGCACCGTGACAACGTGATCGCGCCGCTGTTCGGCTGGAAGCGTCCAGACGGCCGGCTCCGCTACCGTCGAGGTGCTGTCTTCGTTCCCAAGAAGAACGCGAAGACGTTCCTGATGTCGCAGCTCGCCCAGTATCTGCTGACGTCGCACCTGCCACACGCTGACGTCTACCCGGCAGCCGTCGACCGCGAACAGGCCCGCATTCTCTACCGGATGCTGAAACGATCCGTTGAATCATCGCCGCTGTCCAAGGTGCTCGAGGTGGTCGACTCCAAGTCGATCATCCGCAACAGGAAGCACGGCAACATTCTCCGCTGCCTGAGCGCCGACTCGTGGCGGAACGAAGGTTTGAACGGCAGCGTGATCATCGACGAGATCCACGCCCACCGTACCGACGAGCTCGTCAGCGCGTTGACCTACGCCACTCGCGCCACGCCCAACGGCTTGGTGCTTGCGATCAGCACGGCCGGTGACGACCGCAAAGGCCCTGGCTACCAGTGGTGGCAAGATGCCGAGCTCGTGATGAACAACCCGGCCGCCAACCCGACCTTTTTCGGTCTGATCTACGCGGCCAAGCCAGACGACGACTTCGACGACCCGGCCGTGTGGCGTAAAGCGAACCCGTCGATGGGCATTACGTTTCCCGAGGAGGAGTTTCGGGCTGACTGGCAGGACTCCTTGACCAATCCTGTCAAGAGAGCGCGGTGGCTCCGATATTCCTTGAACGTCTGGAGCACCCCGGATAACCGCTGGTTCACGCCGGAAAATTACGCCCCATGCGTCGCGACGCCGCCGCTGCCGCTGGAGGGCCGGTCGTGTTTCATCGGCCTTGACCTGGCTGACCACCTCGACCTGACGGCAGCCGTGGCGCTCTTCCCAGACGGCCAGGGCGGCTACGACGCCGATGCCATGTTCTGGATGCCTGAAGAAAATGTGGCAGACCGCGAGAAGGAGGCCCGCGTTCCTCTTCGCCAATGGATCGCGGACGGCTGGATAAAGACCACGCCTGGAGTGCGTCTCGATCACGACCAGGTCGCCGCTGATCTGATCGCGTACTCGCAGAAGCACCAAGTGCGCGGCGTCGGCGCTGACCCGTGGAACTTGGGTAGCGTTGCCACGCAACTTCAACGAGCGGGCCTTGAAGTACACGCTATAGGCCAGTCGGTTGGCCGCATGACGGCGCCCAGCAAACTGCTCGAGGTGATGATCCACGAGCGGAAGTTTCGGTGTCCGTCTCCGGTCCTGCAGTGGATGGCTGGCAACGTCTGCCTGTACGTCGATCACCAGGGCAACATGAAGCCCGACAAGGGCCGGTCTCAAGAGAAAACAGACGGAATCGTCGCGACCGTATGCGGTCTGGCGGTCTCGATGACGGCGGAGCCGGAGGCGAGTTCTGACTCATGGCAAATAATCGAGCTGTGAAAAAGACCACGGCCAAGCCGCGGGCGCCACGGGCTGAAAAGAAGCTTGAGCAGTACGCCCTGAGAGCCCTCGCCGACCACCTGCCTATCGGTGCCATGCTGCAGGCTGACACGATGTCGGCCGAGGTGGCCGTCCGCGTGACGTGCATTCTGGCGTGCGTGCGGTTCATCGCCAGCTCGCTGTCGTGCATGCCGACCGAGATCATCCGCCGGCGGCCTGGCTTCCCCAAGACCCACGCCCACGACCTGCCCTGTTACGACGTTCTCACGTGGCGGCCCAACTCGTGGCAGTCTGATTTCGAATACAAGGAAACGACGTCGTACCACATGGCCCTCTACGGCCGGGCCTACTCGCGGATCGTCGCCGGCGACAGCGGATTCTGTTCGTCGCTTGAACCGTTGCACCCGAGCCGCATGTCCTGCATGAAGGGAGCCGACGGCCTCTTCTACCGCTACCTGCTGCCGCGTGGCACGTACAAGGATTTTAAACAGTCGGAGATTGTTCACTACCGCTGGCTCAGCGACAACAGCTACGAGGGGCAGCTCCCCGCCGAGCTCTGTGCCACGAGCGTCGCCCTGGCCCGGAAGCTGGACATCGCTGCCGCTGCGTTCTGGGACAACTCAGCGAGGCCCGACGGCGTGATCGAGACGCAGGAAGAGATCCCGGCCGAGGCTCAGGCCCGATTCCGCGATCAGTGGCGGGAGATCTACGGCGGGCCGAAGAAACGCGGCAGCACGGCGATCCTGCCCAAGAAGACGCAATTCAAGGCGATCGACAGCAACAGCAACGAAGCGAACCAGTTCATGGAACTTCGCAAGAGCATGTTGCCAGACATCGCCCGTGTCTACGGCATCCCGACAACGCTGCTCGGCGACGACGCGATGGCGAAATACTCAAACGTTGAACAGGAGTTCGTGACCGCCCACGTGTTCGGCCTGCTGCCTTGGCAGAAGCGTTTTGAGGGTGCGATCGACCGCTCGATCCTGCGGACATACGACAACCCGATGGACGGCCGGCACTACTGTCGGCTCGACAGCCGGGCACTACTGCGTGGCGACACTCAGGCCCGCGTGGCGCTGTACCAGTTCCTCTTCAACTGCGGCGCGATCTCGCCCAACGAGCTCCGCGACTTGGAAGACCTTGACCTGCTGGAGAACCCAGCGGCCAACGCAACCTACATGCAGCTCGGCTTTGCGCCGCTGGGCACGTCGGCGACTGGAAACTCGCCTGACGTTCAGATTGACCAAACGCAAACGCAGTTTCCGTCAGACACGATCGAGCCGCAGGACATTCCGCAGATGGAGCCTACCGATGGCTGAACAAGAAATCGAACGGCGCTACGTTCCGTCGGTCGTCGAGCCGATCGAGCTCGAGGAGCGGTCGGCGGCCTCGCCGACGATCAAGGGCATCAGTCCGCCGTTCAATTCCAAAAGCGAAGACCTTGGAAACTTCCGCGAGGTCTTTGCCCCTACGGCATTTGACAAGATCGTCGGCCGCCACCGGAACGACCCTCGCGGCGGCATGGACGTCGTGGCCCTGTTCGACCACGTGGGGCAGCCTATCGGCCGTACCACGAACGATACGCTCAAGCTGGCAATCAACGAGCGTGGACTGGCCTACTCGATCAGCCCGCCCGACACCACGCTCGGCCGCGACATCGTGACGCTCGTTCGTCGAGGTGATCTCTACGGCGCGTCATTCGCGTTCTCGGTGGCCCCAGGCGGCGAGTCGTGGACGCAGGAGGCCGACGGGTCGGCCGTGCGGACAATCAGCGAGGTGGGAAACCTGTACGACGTGTCTGTCGTGACCCGGCCGGCCTACCCGCAGTCATCGGCCGCCATCCGATCGCTTGACGCTTGGAAGGCTGCCGTGAAGCAGATTCAGCAGCGTGCCGAGGGCTCGGGCCTCGTCATCTCGCTTGACTACGACCGGACGTTTACGGCCGCGCCGGGAATGTGGCGATCGTTTGTGGAACTTGCCAACGAGCGCGGCAACAGCGTTGTTTGCATCAGCCGACGTGAAG